GCCGACGGGCTCTGGACTAATTCCGGCTGGCGTGTGTCCGTTGCGGGCGGCGACGCCGACGATGGCGCGTATGATGGGGCGTTCTTCCTCTATCTGGGCATTGCTTCGTCCAATGCCTATTCGAGCCTTGGCGGTCGGTTGGCTTTCGGCGCAATTTAGCGATAAACCTTAAGCAATTATTAACAGCCAAGGGGGTGATATTTATGTGAGTTGGTTGATAGGCTTTGCCTGGCTTTCCGGCTGGCGTGTGTCCATTGCAGGCGGCAACACCAACAATGGCACGAATGATGGAGCGTTCTACCTCAATCTGAACAATGCTTCATCCAATGCCAATTCGAACATTGGCAGTCGGTTGGCTTTCCCCCAGATAGTTACTATCTCCCAGGCGAGCCTGACCACTTGGTCAAATACACACAATGCATAAGGGGCTGGTAGCGATGTCGAACGCCCCGCAATGGCTGGGGAGAAAGATTGATGAAACGGCATGGCCATCTGTACGAAAAGGTCTGGGACTGGGATAACCTTTGGGTCGCCTACCAGATGGCCCGTCGCGGAAAAACCAAATACCGTCAGGTGCGGGAGTTCGACCCGGTTGCAGAAATTGGGCTGCGGCAGCTGCAGCAGACACTGCAGGATGAATCCTTCCGCAATGGCACATACCGCATCTTCCGAATGACGGAGCGCGGCAAGGAGCGGACCATCTACGCGCTGCCCTTCTTCCCGGATCGGATACTGCACCACGCCATTGTTCAGGTCCTTGCGCCGATCTGGGTGCCATCCCTGATCCGTGACACCTACGCGTCTATCCCGGGTCGGGGAATCCATGACGCGGTTGGGCGAGTAGAGGGCGCCGTCGCTGGCCGACCCGACCTGTACGTACTCAAGTGCGATATCCGGCAGTTCTACCCTTCGGTGCGGCATCACGTCGTCAAGCGGGTGCTGCGGCGCCAGTTGAAAGACCCGCAGCTTCTGTCGCTGCTGGACGAAATCATCGACTCGGCGCCCGGAATCCCGATTGGCAACTACCTCAGCCAGTACTTCGGGAATCTGGTGCTGTCCCCGCTTGACCACCACATCAAGCAGCAGCTGCGGATTGAACATTACTTCCGCTACTGCGATGACCTTGTGCTGCTGCATCCATCACGGCGCTACCTGCATGAGTGTCGCCGCCGCATCGCTGAGTTCCTGGTCGACTATGAGCTTGAGCTCAAGGGCAACTGGCAGGTTTTCCCTCTGGCCACCCGTGGTCTGGACTTCGTCGGCTATCGCTTCTGGCCAACCCACACCACCGTCCGAGCTCGGAACGTACAGCGGTTGCGGTGGCGTCTTCAGGTGCGGCGCATGGCCCTGAATGAGGCCGTGCGAACTCTGCACTGCACGGGCAGTTTCAAAGGCTGGCTACGATATGCCCAGACCAAGAACCTGACCCGTCGATTGGTGCTACCGGCGCGTGCTCGAGCCGAGGCCTACCTGCGGCGGCTGAGCAGAAAGCTCCTGATTGAGGCAACCCATGGCTGACTACGGCACCGAATTTCCCGGGATTCAAACCCTGCGTGGCGGCGTCCTGATTCCCGTCGGAGTTGAGGCCTACGAGCGGCCCAACCCTGATGAGACCACTACCACCTGCTACCGGGCCACCCAGGTGTGGGTCCCGGCCTGCACCGAGCTGGAGCTAGACCGGGCGTTCGGCGACCTCAAGACCAGCTACCCTGAAGACTACCGTTCAGCAGCGCTATACCCGGTGCGTCAGCAGCGTAATCGGCTGCTGGCTGAGAGCGACTGGACTCAGGCACTGGATGCTCCGGTTGATCAGGTGGCCTGGAGCAACTACCGGCAAGCTCTTCGTGATATTACCGAGCAGGAGAATCCATTCAGTATTGTGTGGCCGGAGGTTCCTGCTTCGGTCCAGGCGTATTCGAACTGGGCAGCGTTCTACGATGGCCTGCTGGTCAGTGGGGCGTTCGCTGCTGCTCGTGCTGCTGCTGCATCCAGCCTAATGATTAACGTGGCCTATACGGATTGTGCTGCCAGCCTTGGTCTGGCCCGCCAGGGCATCGTCAACGTCCCGGCGATTCAGGCGTCGTTTACTGCGCTACTCGCCATGCTGACGGGTGACTATGCTCTCACTCAGGAACAGCAGGATGAGCTGGTGGGGCTGGTGGAGTCCTGCAACTTGGCAGACGTAATCACCCTGAATTAGCCCAGTCCGTGCAGGAGAAGTCAACTTCGACCTTCGCCTTCCAACGCTGGCACCAGTGGCCGTCAGGGGCATCGACGAACCAGCGGCAGAGGCAGCAGTGTCGGGCGGGGGACATGCCCGAAGGTCCCTGGCACATTCGGGGAACCGTGAGGCGCGATGCCGCCGGCCGCCCGCGATGGGCCTGATCACCCCACAGGGACCAACCCAATGGCAACCACTGCAATCGACATAATCAGCGCGTCACAGGTATCGCGCCAGAACGCCCTCAAGGCGGGCGTCATCCAGATTTTCAATGAGGGTCGCCTCTACGCGGCGATGCCCCAGCTCGCGATCCAGGGCAATGCGCTCTCCTACAACATCGAGGAGAAGCTCAACCAGGGCTTTGCGTTTCGTGGCCTGAATGAGGGTTACTCCGCTGCCGGGCTGGGGATCCTCAACCCGCAGACCGAATCCCTGCGCATCATCGGCGGGGATCTGGACACCGACCTGATGCTTGAGCAGATGGTCGGACCCGAGGCCCGGGCGTTCCAGATCCAGTCGAAGCTCAAAGCCATGCGGCTCTACCTGGAGAAGCAGCTCATTCAGGGCGACTCCAGCACGAACCCGAAGGCCTTTGACGGCTTGAAGGTCCGCATCCCCTCCGGCTCCAGCCAGCTCATCACCAACGCCACCAACGGCGCGGGTCTGAGCCTGGACAAACTGGACGAGCTGATTGATGCGGTTGATGCCTCTCAGGGTCAGCTGGTGCTGGTCATGAACCGCACCGTCCGCCGCCGTCTGGCTGCTGCCAACCGGGTGGCATCTGCGGTCGGCAACATCCGCTGGACCCAGGACGCCCTCGGCCAGCGCATCACCGAGTACGCCGGCATCCCGATCATCGAGATCGACCACGACGAGACCGGCGCTCAGATCCTGCCGTTCTCCGAAACCTGCGGCAATACCAGCGCCAACACCTCTGTGTACGCTGTCGTCGCCGGTGAGAACGCTGCGACCCTGCTCACCAATGGCGGGCTGCAGGTGCGCGACCTGGGCGAGGTCAACGACAAGCCGGTCCGCCGGATCCGCGTGGAAATGGCGCTCGGCATGGCCGTGTTCCACCCCCGCGCTATCGCCCGCCTCGAAGGCGTCACCAACGCCGCTGTCACCGCATAGGAGTAACGGACAATGCCTCTCGCTACTGGTATGCCGGGCCGCCGCAGCGGTTACGGCCCGATTGACACCCTGCTGGATATTCCCTACGCAGAGTATTCTGCCGACGAAACCAGCGCCGCGATTGAGTTCGCCGCGACGAACTACGAGTTCCATGTCTACGCCCGGGGCACCTACACCGGCTATGTCGCCACCACCGCCGAATGGGTGGTGAAACTGCTGGTCAGCACCGACGGCAGCACCTTCACCGATGTCGGTGCTTCTTTCGTCGCCCTGACCGGCAAGCTCCAGCATGTCTGTGTGGATGGCGAAACCATCCGCGCCGCCATCAAGGACACCAGCGCCAAGGTCACCCACGTCAAGCTGATGCTCGACAAGGTGGGCAGCCCCGGCAACTTCACCGGGTTCGTGTGCATCGCACGGGATGACTGACGATGGATAGCGATCGCGTCCGGGTCTACCACCCTCAGACGGGCGAGCCGTCGGAGCCGTTGTTTCACTCGGACGCCCGCGACCGGGTCAACCTCCTCGGTTGGACCTGGGAACCCCCAGCAACGGACGTGCGGGAGGGCGATCCTCCCCCGCCGAAGAAACGGGCTCCCCGCCGCCGCTCAGCCCCGGCACCTTAAGCCACGGAATCTTCTGAGACTCTGGTGAGGAATACCCCCGGCCCCTGGTCGGGGGATTTTTTTGTCCACACAGCAGAAGCGGGTCCCCCGGGAGTTGGGAACCCGCTTCTTCGAGACCGGAGGTGTTAGCGCCGACCTCGCTTCCGACCAGAGCGTAACCGCTGGCCGGGACATTTGGGGTGACGAACTGGTCAGCGACATGGACCTTCTCAGCGCAATCCTAGCGGCGGTGGTGAGCGGTCAGGGCCCCAAGCCGCAACCCGTCTCGTCCGGTGGGGCAGCGACCACCTTGGTGGCCCAAGCTGGCGGCTACGGCAGTGCTCCCGGCATCTCCCTCTGGGTGCTCAACACTCCCTATGGTCAGTTCGCCTGTCTCCAGAGAGCCAGGAATGCCCTGTATGGCATGCAGGCTACGAACCTCCAGGAGAGCGCCGTCTCTGTGCGTGGCGATGTCGGGACTACCGGTGCTGCGATCTGGTGCCGAGGTGATTCGGCAATCCTCGCTACGGCTGGCCCGAATGGGAGCGCCCTCGGTGAAGCTCTCAAGGTGCAGTTCTGAACGGTGTTGGTGCTGTGGCCCTGGTTGGGGGACTAGCCCTGCCGGTTGAGGGCCCGCAGGTTGGCCTGCACGAGGCGATCGCCGGCACCGCAGATGGCCAGCAGGGCGATGGGCATCCCCAGCAGCCCGAACCAGAACCAGCGTTGGCGGTCGTAGCCCTTCGAGTTGGCTACGAACGAGCACGCCAGGCCGAAGGCGACCGGGACCGCCAGCACCAGGGCCAGCAGCAGCAGCAGGCCGACGGCGCCCGACATCAGCACGGGCAGGGTCAGGCCTGCATCAGCCAGCCGGCTCAGGACCAGCAGGGCAGCCGTCACGGCAACGGCGCCAATGCCGATACGGAAAATCAACACGTCTCTGGGAATGCGGGTCATAGTCGGTCTCCAGTGAGGAAGGGGGCACGAGGCCCCGGGAATTACTTCGCTCTACGCGCAGCGTGAGGGTCGGGATGTTTAGTCAACATAGTCCTCAGTCTCGTAGGTGCCGTTGAGTTCGCTCCAGACCATCAGGACACGTTCGAACTTTTTGCGGGTGACCGAGTAGGACTCGTAAACGCCTCGCTCGGGGTCTACAAGGTCCCAGGTGCGGATCTCGGGAACGAGGGGTTCCTCGTCAGGACGGGTGCATACCTCGTTGTACTCAGCAACAGCCGCTTCCATCGCTTCGGGCGGGAGGATGATGGCGATTTCATTGGAAAGGTCGGCGGTTTCCAGGAGGGTGTCGGGGAATGCGGTCATGGTCGGTGTCTCCGTGTTGGTTGGGGGCACGAGGCCCCCAATAGTGTGGTCAGTGATCAGTGAATTGCAAACTCGGTCTCAAACCCGGGTTCGGGTTCCTCAGCCCAGGGTTCGGAGCCGCTGAACCAGTCGTCCTCCTCGTAGTCCTCGTAGGTCCAGCAGCTCAGCTCGGAGAGCCATTGATAGGTGTCCATCGTCGTGCCCTCCCTAGTCGATGTGGAGGAGCAGACCGCCACGACGAACGCAGGTGGCGATCGCACCACGCTCGATGTGGTATTCGATGTGCGGCAGTTGAGGGCCACGACGGCGCAGGCCTTCCAGCTCTGCACGCAGACGCTGCTGATGGGCGGCCACGTTGATGGCGTACGATATGGATTCCATGTGACCCCTCCGGGGGTTGTTGGTGACCGGGGAGTGAGGCTCGTTTCCTAGGCGCAACCTCGCTCCCCTCTTTCATTATGCAGCGGTAACGGTTAATCCGCAACTCCCAAAAAAAGCCCCGGTTGGGGCCATGCCTATTTCTCGGTCTTCGCCAGTCGCTGCCGCGCTCGGGTGGCGGCGGCCCTGCAGGTGCTGGAGCAGTATTTGGCTCGGCTCTTGTACCGCGCCGGCGTGAAGCCGCTGCCGCACCAGGCGCACACCACGGTCGGGATGGGGCCGAACCGCTCCAGGCGCAGGCGGCGCATCGCCTCGCGACTATCGGTTCGCTGCTTGTCGGCATCGCGGATGGGCATAGGATTAACCGTGAGTGATTCCCAATATGGCAGAAAACCCGGCCGGGGCCGGGCGCGAAGAAACCTCGTCAGTTCGCGATCTCGGCCGCCATGGCCGCATCGATCAGGTCGCGCAGCACGTCGGCCATGCCAATCCCCCACGCACGCGTAGGGCGAACGTCAGGCGCGGCGATCGCCCGGCCCGGTAGTGGGTCAGGTCACCCAGGAACCGGGCGTTTTCTGCGGCAGCAGCCTCGGCTAGCCACGATTGACTTGAATCATTCATCGCTTCAGGTCCTCATCGGCGTTCAACGTTGTCCCGATATCTTCATGCGTTGCAGCTGTCTGCCGGGGCGACGATCCATCGCCTGACGGTGAGCCGTGATTGCCCGCTCAGAGGTCCGAGAAAGACGCCCCTCCACGGTGGTCCATGTGAACTCGCAGGCTCCACACTCCCCGCCATCTGAGCGCAGAGTCACTGTCAGGGAGCCGCAGCAGGGGCACCCGCCAGATTCCTCTGCTGGACGGGTGTCGACCGGGTAGAACAGGTAGCCGCCAATCGCCTTTCCCTGTCGCGCTCGGCGGTAGTTGTGGGCACCGGAAGACAGGCCCAATGTCTGAAATGCCACATTCAGTGATGGGAACCAGCGGTCGCCGGGAGTGACCCGGACGGGCTGAGTATGTCCGTTCATCGTTTCAGGTCCTCTAGGGTGATTCCTGCCATCTTTGCGCCGGGTCGGTTCAGGAGCGTAATGGCGTCCAGCAGTTCGCCGCGATAGTCCCAGCGGCCGTCCCTAGTCGGTTTGCAGGCTTTCCAGAACAGCGTCCGGGCAAACGAGTTGTCTTCCGGCTCGGGCAATCCATGCACCTCAGCCCAGGTCTCGCCGCGTTCGGACGGTGGCGGGTTCTGTGCCGTGAACACATCGGTCACGACCGGGGCCAATGTCCGGGGCTGTTCCTCCTTTGGTGGCGGGCTGCTCGGCGCGTCAGCAGCCGGGGCAGCTCCGCCCGACTGTTCGACTGGTTCGGCAGGCCGGGTCGGCTGTTCGTCGTTCGAGGCCCATCGCTCCACCCGCCGGATCACCCCCGACCACCGCCCCGGCTGGGCCGGGGGGGATGGTTCGGAAGGTTGATCCATCTGATCAACAGCCTTGATCGGCTGTTGATCCTCCGGAGTATTCAGATCGGGGGTGGTTGAACCACGGGGGTCGGCTGAATCGCCCACCTCCAGGGCGGTGACGTAGTAGCGCGTGGGGCGACCGGGGACCATCTCCATGCGGATGGCCCCCACCTCCTGCAGCTGCTGATTGCGCTTGCGGACGGTGGCGTCCTGGCGCGTCCCGGTCAACCTGCCGATGGTGGCGATCGACGGCCAGACGTGCGGGCCACGGCTCCACAGGCTCATTTCCGCCAAGACGATAAACTGCTTCACAGTCTCGCCATCGACCAGCCGGGCCAGTCGGGCGACCTCACGAAAGAGAGTTTCGGACACGGGGTGAACCTTTCCGCTGCCATGCAGCGGCTAGGCCCGTGATATGCTGAATGGCATCTCAGAGCCGGACCCAGCGCACTCACGGGCATTTATTTGGAAACGCTTTAGCGGCCCAACTTTGGCGAGTGGGGGCCGCTTTTGCGTTGGGGAGATCCTACCATCTTCGGGCCTGGGGCCTGCCCTTCTGTACCCTCGGCAGAAAATCAGCCTTGCCGAACGCCTGACCAAACAGCATTCCGGCGATCGCCCTAGTCCAGCAGTGGACTCTGGCCTAGACACCGTCCCCGTCGCCGTCGTCGTCGTTGGCGCCGGTGTAGGTCTCGGCCACCTGGCGGAGGGGCGTGACCTCAACGGTGCCGGTCCCGCCACAGACCGGGCACGGGAGGGCATAGGCGCCCTCCCCGACGACTCCTGTGCCGGAACACCGCCGGCAGGAAACGACGATCAAGGCCGGACCTCCCATTCCGCCAGCAGCAGGGGCAGGAGCCCCCGGGTTTCGTAGTGACGAACCACGGTGACGGCCTGTGCCAAATTCAGGCCGCCCCGGTGCTGCAGGCGGAACAGGAGCCGGGCCAGGGTCCAGCGGGCATGCCATTCGCGTACCGCGCTCATCCGGCCACCTCCGAGGGCAGGCCGGCCACCTGGACCAGCTTTGCCTCGATGAGGACGGCGTTGTTCTCAGCGGCGATCGCCCGGGCCTTATCGACGGCGACGCGGGCGGATTCCTCCCACCGGGACGGCGAGAAGAACGCACGCTCGAAATCCTCGATAGCGCCGTTGGGCATGCGCAGGCGGACCGTGAGGCGGGCAGCGAAGGGCATGGGTGCTCCTAGACGGGGACGGTATCAGCGAGGTCCAGCAGCCGGGTCTTGAGTGCCTCCAGCTCGTCCGGGGACAGCTCAGCGACGCGGGTGTGACCCATCGCCTCCAGCGACTGCACCACCGCAGCGGTGGGCAGGCCCAGCCGCTGCTGCAGCTGCATGATCTCCTCGGTCGGCGAGAGCACCGCCGTCCGTGCCGGTGCCACCGGAGTGGAGCGGATGGACGCCGCCGGGCGGGCAGGGCCGCTGGAGGCCCCGTCGTCGTCCTCAGCGGCGAGGTTGAGCAGGGCCAGGAGGCTATAGCGGCGGGCGTAGGAGATGGCACTGCCCATCGCCTGAGCAGCGTTCAGGCCCCGGGTCTCCACCGAGGGCAGCGTCATCCGCGACTCAATGCTCTCGCCGCTGACGTGCCATAGCGTCGTGACCAGTTCCAACTCGGAGAACGTCTGGCTGACCACCAGACCGTTCGCCAGCAGCGGTTCGCGCACCGCATCGAGGACCGTGGACAGGTCTGCGTACTTGTAGCGATCGGCCCTGCTCTGTTTGAACACTGGACCGACACTACGGTGAAACTCAAGTAAGGCTGTGACTATGTTCTTCATGACTTTGGTGATGGAGGGAGATAGCGATCCAGGATTTCGAGTACCGCCGAGGACATCGACGGTCGACCGGGCAGGTGCCTCGGCGTTCGCCAGGCCAGCTGGCTGGAGTTCCAGGCGTACTGTCTCAGCCGCTCGCACAACTCAGGCGGCATGTAAATCGCAACCCGTGCGGTATTGGGTCCTTTGGGCATATCCGTACTCGTGACAGCAGGCACGTGATTTGTTCACGTCTGCAAGTATGCTACCCAACCATCATCATGACTGTGAGGAATTCGTGGAAAATTTCGGCGAACTGGCGCAGGTGGCCCCGTTGGATGCCGGCGTCTGGTCTGTTCGTGTCAGTCCGGATGGCATCGATTGGAACGTGAGCGATCCGGTTCATGCGCAGCGGCTATGGCGCAATGCGCTGGTGCTGCGGCTGGTTGCTCGACTGGTCGGGTGCCGTGTGGTCCGGCTGCTGGTGCGTGGTGAGCCTTACGAGATCTGGACGGCCAGACCGTTGCCGTTGCCCAGCAGCTCAAAGAGGCGGGTGCGGTCCCAACGCTGACCCGTGAACGCCGAGAGGGCGTAGCAGATGGCCGGCAGCAGCTTGTCGAGCTCCTCCAGGCTCGGCACTGCCTGCCGGTAGATGATCGCCCGCAGCCGCTCACGGTCGTCCGGGTACTGCGCCAGGAGATCGTCGAGGTCCGTCAGCAGCGACCGACCGGCGGCGATCGCCACCCGCTCAATCAGCTCGGCCAGACGCCCCGTTAATGCCTGCAGCTCCTCCCGATTGGCAATCATGCGCTCAGGCCACGCTGTGAGGCCGTAGAAGGCCAGCACGAAGTCCGTCAGGTCCATCGGGTCACCCTGCTCATTTCGGAGGGGTTGCAGGGCCGCACAGAGGGCAGTCTCGAATTTCGGGGGTGCGGGAGCACCGGCAGCGAGGTCTGCGACCAGCTCGTTGAGCTCGGCGATCGCCACGAGCCAGGACGGCTCCGGGCACCACTCGTAGCGGTCCTGAACGAACCGGCGCAGCTTGTTCTGCTGGTTGGAGTTGATGCGTTTGCGGCCGGAGGCGGCCAGGGATAGCCGTTCGACGGCGGTGCTGCTGAGGCCGTTGTCCTCCCACCAGGCCAACACACGCTGGGCGAATTCCAGCCGGGCATTGCGCAGCCGTGCATCCTCACGGTCGGCATGGGTGGCGTCGCGAATGGTCATACTCATCTCTCCTCGGGCCTCTACCGAGTAGGCTACCGCTCAAGACTGCGTAACTTGCACTACCAGCGGCGGGCCAGGAGCGCCTCGATTTCGGCGTCCTCCTTCGCCCGGCGTTCAGCCTCAGCCTTTTCGGTGAGGTGCTGCTGGAAGTCCTCCCAGAGCTGCAGGACCGCATCCAGGCGACCCTCGACGTGATCGACCTTGCGGATGTAGGCGCGGGCAGTAGCCAGACTTTCGGCCCGGTCATCCTTCTTCGGCAGGGCGCGGATCACGAACTCCACGAAGTCGGCGATGGGTCGGTGGCGCGAATCCAGCCACGGGTGCAGCTGGTAGCGCATCGCCAATCCGTCGACGGGACGGTTCGGCGGTTCGGGGCTCGGCTCCGGTTCAGCCGAAGGCGATTCCGCGCACGCTTCCCCCCTCTGGGGGGTAAGGGGGGTATGTGGATCTGGTTCATTTGGATCTAGTTCATATGGATCTAGTTCTGGGCCACGTGGCGACCCACCCGTGGGTTGTGTGGCAACCCACCTGTGGGCCACGACGCGACCCACCCCCGTCTCAGGTGGGTTGTGTGGCGACCCACCCGTGGGTTGTGTGGCAACCCACCCCTCAGAATCGTCTGGGCTGACCCAGTCGAAGTTGACCTGGTAGAGGTTGGAGTCGGCATCGCCGGATTCGCTCCTGCGCGATGTGACGGTCACGACGCCGCGTTCTGCCAGGCCGGCAAGGGCTTTCCTGACGCTGGAGCGAGAAATACCGAGCCGCTGAGTAAGGCTTCGAGTGGAAGGCCAGCAGCGGCCATCCACATCGGCGTAGCAGAGCAACACCCCGACCACCGCAAGCTCAAAGACGTTCAGGCTCCCGTACCAGCGGCAAGGGATGCGGACGAATCCGGTTTCAGGCATAGGTGGGAGGAACGAGGTGGATGCGGTAGAGGTTCGAGGCGGTGGCACCGTCCGCGTATCGCCGGGGCTCGACAGTGACGATGCCTAACTTCTCAAGGCGGTCTATCGCCCTGATGACGCTGGGCTTGCTTAGCCCAGTCCAGGCGCACAGCTCACGCTGAGAGGGTGTTGAACAGCCGTTCTCGTCTGCCATCGCGGCCAGAGCGACAGCCACCCACCCCTCCTGGGGCTTGAGTAGCCGCAGCCACGCCTTCGGCACATGCACAAACGGGGAGCGCAGTTTGCTCGTCGTGGTGTTCAACTCAAATCCTCCGTTCTCCAGAATCTCTACAGATTTCATCTGTCACAGTGACGACTGTGATTGAGTAGCCTACCTTTCGTAACACGCGGGTTGGCGAATGTCCCTGGAGCGTGACGTTGCGCAATGGCTGGGGGCGACAGGCCCACTCAGCCGTGCCCCGGTGGAGCCCGAGCGGGACCGTGAGGTCTGGCGGGAGCAGCCGGTCGACCTGTCCTGCTACTGCTGCGGCGGCAGCGGGCTGGTGCATGGTCACGTCATCCAGCGGTTCGCGGATCCGAGTTACGACCCGGTCGCCGGGACTCCGGTGCGCTGCACGCGCAGCCGGATCTGCGGTTGGGAGAAGGTCCGGGCTCCTGCCTCGGATGGGGACGGGATGACCGAGACCCGTCGGCAGCGGTGGGAGCAGCGGGTTGAGTTGCCCGTGGTGCCACGGCACATCGCCGATGCCTGGGACAAAGTCCTGCGGGATGAGGCCCGGGCGCTGGCGATGCGATCGCCGGCAGACAAAGCGGCGCGGTTCGATGAACTGCGCCGCGCTATGACACCGAGCCTGGCACTGACGCTGAGCCAGCCCCAGGTGCTGATGGTGCACCGGCTGCTGCACGAGGAGGCCCTACGGCAGGCGGGCCAGGGCCACGCTGACGAGGCTGCTGCAGCGCTTGGGTGCTGGATCGCCGTTGACGAGCAACTGCATGCCTGGGAGGTAGCCGGTGATAGCGAGAGCTGAGCCGTTGCCCATCGGGGCGCGGGTACGGAAACTGCCGCGTTTCGAGGCGATGGGCTGGATGACGGCCGGCACCGTCGTCAGTGCGCCCTACGAGAAGACCCGAGGCTTCTGGTTTGTTGATGTGCTTTGGGACGGTCGCACCCGCCCGGAACCGGTCTACCTACCGAGGATTGCCCATGTACCGCCGCCGTAAGCCGAAGGCCCAGCCGAAGGCCCAGCCGGAGCCGCCCAGTCCGGAGGAACTGCACATGTCGGCGACCCGTCGGGCCATCCGCCGAATGCTGTTTCAGGACCTCGCCCGGGAGGCGGCACCGATCGCCTACCAATGGCACCACGAGTACCCCGAGTGGATGCCCGAACTGCTCAAGGAACGCACCTGGAGGGACTAAATGCCATCGAATCGAGACTACGAGGTCGGCTACGGCCAGTTGCGCCGCTCGAACTCCGACAAGGGCCCTGAGTACTGGGGCCGGGTGCGAATGACCCGTGAACAGCTGACCGCGCTCGTCGCCTGGGCCAACGCCAACGGCATGACCGACGGCTACGGCGACCAGCCCCCGGCCTGGGAACTCGAACTGGCGGCCTGGGTGAAGGACGGCCCGAGCGGCAAATTCTTCAGCCTCAGCCTCAGCCAGCCCTACAAGAGCACCCGCATTGCAGCCGGGCAGTCCGCGCCATCTGTGGCAGCAGCCGCCGATCCTGACCTGCCGTTCTAGGGATTAACCGTTACCGATGCAGAAACACACCATCAACAACTGGGACCTGGCCGAGCAGTCGCGCCGGAGTGCCCGACTGAATGCCCTCTACCACGCCGACCAGCGGCACCTGCCGGAGCATCCCTACCACGGCACCTACACGGGCCTGCTGGAGAAGAACGCCGCCGGGATGATCGGCCACGTCCATTGGCGACTGCCCGACCACCAGACCGGTCAGCACTTCGCCCCGTTGGAGGAGGAGGCATGAACGGACGACCTCAGCCGGTGCGGGTGACGCCCGGCGACAGGCTCTATCCCAGCTACATGGCGGCGCTGCAGGCCCTGGGCATCTCCATCAGTGGCACCACCTACCGGCGGGTGCGCGACGGCTACCCGATCGGCGGCTACTACATCGACCCGATTGAGCCCGACGACCCGGACTGGTTCCGGGTGCCATCGCGCTCAACCCGTCCCGAGCATCGCAAGCTGGGCCGGCCGGTGCGCTGTGTTGAGACCGGCGAACTGTTCCCGTCGGCATCGGAGGCAGCCAGGACGATCCACGTCCACCGCAACGGCATTTTCAACTCCATCTACCGGGGCTGCCGCGCCGGCGGATTCCACTGGGCGTACGCAGAGGAGGCAGCGGCATGACCCGGCCGGTGATGTGTGTGGAGACGCGGATGGCGTTTCGCTCATTCGCGGCAGCGGGTCGTTTCGCCCGGGTCAGTGCATCGGGCATCCGCACCGCCGCGATTTCCGGCACGGTCTCGGGGGGCTACCACTGGGCGCTGCTCTACGAGCAGGACCGGCAGGCCGTTGCCGAGGGCCGCATCGGCCGCAACCGCAAGGGCCGCAGCGTCGAGTGTGAGGACGGTCGCACCTTCGAGACGGTCGCGGCGGCTGCCCGCGCCCTGGGTGTCACCGACCGGCAGCTGCGGGCCGCGCTGACGAGCTATAGGCCCGTCCATGGTGTCGGGCTGTATGTGCGCTACAGCGAACCGTCGAGGAGGAGGTTCTAGTGGCCCAGGCGAAGTACCGACGGGTGCCGATGCACCAGCAGATCCGCGAAGGCGACCGGGTGCGCCGGGTGCTGGTCCCCGGCATGGCGACCATGCACCAGGACCGCGAAGGCACCGTCATCGGCCCGGCGGTCCGCAAGGGAGGTGCCAACTGGTATCTGCCCGTGCACTGGGATGGCACGGCACGGCCGGAGGACGTACATGTCGCGAGGCTGGAGTGGATTTCGTAATGGAGACCATCACACGTCAATGCACCATCTGCGGAACCCCGTTCCAGCCGCTGATGCAGAGGTTGCCGGGCGGGTCACTGCGGCCAACACCACGGCAGACCTGTTCTGAGGAATGCCGGGAGCAGCTGCGCAATCGCAACCGCACGGCAAACAGGAAATGGAGTCAGGTTGAGCTGGAACGGCTGACCACCTTGGCCGGGCAGCATCCGTTCAAGTCACTGGTGCGGCTCTATTCGCGATGGGCATCTGCCAACGGCTACCCGCGCCGTACCGAGACGGCCATCCGTGCCCGGCTGATGAACGACCACGGCACTGTGGTTCCTGAGTATGACGGCTGGCCGACGAAAACGCTGGCGCGAATGCTCGGCATCAACCGCACCCGGATCCAGCTCTGGACTCGTCACGGTGATCTGGTCGCCCCGATGGTGGGCAAACGCCGGGTGATTCGCATCCAGGCGCTGCGGGATCTGGCCCAGTCAAAGCCCCACCTGTTCGCTGGGTGTGACCCCGAGGGGCTGGGCTATGCCCTCGATGATGCCGAGTGGGCACAGCGCATCCTCGCCGAACACCCGGTTCCGCGCACAGTCGCCAAGGCCGTCATCCGTGTTGAGGACGGCCGGCGGTTCCGCACCATCGAGAACGCGGCCCATGCCGTCGGCCGTACGGCCGGCAACATCACACGGGCACTCCAGAACGGCGGCACCTGCGCCGGTTACCACTGGAGGCTGGCCGACTGTGGGTAAGGGGCCGCGCCCGGTGCGCGTCATTGAGACCGGTGAGGAGTTTCCCAACGTCCGCACCGCCGCAGCGGCCTATGGCCTCGCCCGCCACTGCATCTACAACTCAATCGCCTTCGGGTACCGCACCGGCGGCGTGACCTGGGAATGGGCGCACCACGACGCACCCAGCCGCCCCGCTCACTACCACCGCAACGCACCGGTTCGCTGCATCACCACCGGCGTGGTCTATGCCTCGGTCAAGAGTGCGGCCCGCGCCCTGCGCATCAGCGAGGCCTGCATCTGGCAGCAGATGAGCCGGGTGCGCCGCGATCCGAACGCAACAACCCACGGTCTCCAGTTCACCTACACCGAGGAACCACCATGTCCACCGGCAAGCCGCGCCCCGTCCGCAGTCTGACCACGAACACGGTCTACCCATCCGCCCGGCAGGCCGCCATCGCGACGGGCACCGACCCGGGCAGCATCCGCCGCGCCATCCTCGGCCAGGTGCCCCGCGCCGGTGGTCACCGCTGGGCCTATGCCGCCCAGGAGCAGCCGCACCCACGTGCGCGCCCCGTCATCCTCGACGATGGCCGGCATTTCGAGTCCGTCCGGGCAGCGGCGATCGCCATCGGCGTGCCCGACGGCAACCTCCATCAGTCCCTGCGCAACGGCTGGCGCTGTCGCGGCCATCGCGTGCGCTGGGCCGATAAGGCCCCGCCGCCCGACTGGTCAACTCAGGCACCTTCAACCACTGGAGGCGATCGCTATGTCGAATGACAACTCGCTCGGCACCCTTCGACCCGAACAGCTGTTCCGGCTGGAGCAGTTGCGGCGCGACCTGGAGGGCTGCGACGACCTCGTTGCCCTGCGGGAGCATGCGCTGAGTCTGGCTCGGTTGCTGGAGATGACCCGCAACGCCTGGGAGGATTTGCGGTGAATAACGAACTGCGCCTCAAACCCTCCGAGTTCGCCTCCCGCTGGAATTGCTACTCCGGCGGCTTATACCTCGGCATGCTCCACCACTGGGACGAGGGCGACCTGTGGCAGGTGTCCCAGGCCTGGATCCACGGCCGTGCGGTCGAGCCGGAGAATGAACCGCTGTTCTCCGATCGCTGGGTGGCAGCAGCCCGGCTCTACCGGATGGTTGTGCGCGGGAATCTCGGAGATCAACGTTGAACTCCTGCGCCGAGCGGAAATTCGCCCGCATGTGGACGACCCTGTTCCCGTCCGTGGATCTGATCAGCGAGTTCCGGTTCGCCGAGCATCGCCGCTTCCGGTTCGATTTCGCCCACCTGCCCAGCATGACCGCCATCGAGATTGAGGGCGGCGTCTGGACCGGCGGCAGACACACCAGCGGCTCCGGGTATACCCGCGACTGCGAGAAATACAACCTGGCCCTGACCGAACCGCCCTGCGGCTGGGCCGTGTTCCGGCTCACGCCGAGCATGATCACCGCCGCCAACCTCGACGCCATCGCCGAGACCATTGAGAGACGCGCCCTATGGCTGAGCATCAGCAGCCCGAAC